ACGATGGTTCCAAGATTATGCACGAACTTCTGGGAGTAGGGTTAATTATCAGTCCGTTGGTTCTGGTGCTGGTGTTCGTCAATTCATTGCGGGCACAGTTGACTTCGGAGCAAGCGATGAACCTATCAAAGCATCAGAAGCAAAGCAAGTAAAGCGTGGTGTTGTTCAAATTCCTATGGTTGGTGGAACGATTGCCGTTGCTTATAATAAATCAGGTTGCAAACTGAAACTGACTCAAAAGCAAACTGTTGATATTTTTATGGGTCGCATCAACGACTGGAAGCAAGTTGGTTGTGCTGCTGGAAAGATAGTGACCGTTCATCGTTCTGACGGTTCTGGTACTACCTTTGCCTTCACTAACTCTCTGGATGCTTTCGGTGGTTGGGCTCCTGGTGTTGGTAAGTCTGTAAAGTGGCCTGTTGGTGTGGGTGCCAAGGGCAACGAAGGAGTCTCTGGAACCATCAAGAACACTCCTGGTGCCATTGGTTACGTGAACACGGGATTTATTCGTGCTAACAAACTTCAAGCAGCGGTTCTTCAAAACAAAGCAGGTAAGTTTGTCGGACCTTCTGCTGTGACTGGTGCTGCTGCTCTCAATGGTATCACTCTGGATGCAAATCTTGCTGGTGAAAACCCTAACCCATCTGGCACTAATGCATATCCTATTTCTACTCTGACTTGGATTCTTGCTTATAAGACTGGAAATGGTGCTAAGACGAATGATATTCGTGCTGCTCTAAATTATGCCCTAAGTTCTAATGCACAAATGATTGCTGATGATTTGGGTTATGTTCCTCTTTCGGGTAGTATCCTTAATAAAGCACGTATTGCTGTCAACAGAATCGGTAACTGATATACATATGGGGGGTTGACAAAATCCCCTTTTTGATGTATTATAGATAACGAGTTAGGAGTTTTATGTCTCTTATTTCCCAACGCGATAGAGAAGTTACTATAACTGTCTTTAATCATTATGTTGATTTTCTTTCGAGTGAAATCGAATTCTTTGAGAATGAAGAAATGTTTGATGATACTGACTACCTAAACTATAAGTCAGAAATCACAGAAGTTTATGCACTTCTTAATTGGGTAAAACTGGAATATTTCAAGAATGAAAATTAATCTTTGGTATTGTAATGAAATGAATCAGTGGCGTTGGACCTTAACCGACGATCATCGTCCTATTATTAAACAGGAATCTGGTCAAAGAGAAAATCTACGAGATGCTATGAATGATGTAGCAAATACGGTAGAATATATGCTTAGTCAAGTGAAGTAGAATAGTTTATAAATAACTATGTGCTCTACTAAATACTATGTTGTTAGAAGCAACTTGCTTAAACTGCAAAACTTTTTTTAAGTATAATCCTTACCATAAAAAGGGAAAATACTGCAGTAATCAGTGTCAGCAAGACCATAATAAAACCTTATATATAACAGAATGGAAACAAGGATTAGTCTCTGGGGGAAAGTCTTATAACCTTTCTCAATATGTAAGAAACTATCTTATTGAAGATGCTGGCAATAAATGCTCTAAATGTGGTTGGAGTGGTGTTAATATCCATACCGGAAGAACACCATTAGAAATAGACCATATTGATGATGATCCATTTAACCATTCTCCAAATAACTTACAGGTATTGTGTCCTAACTGCCATTCGTTGAAAACACAACCGCCACAAAAAAGTAAGGGTGGTAGATATAAAAATGGCACACATCCTAAATATGGGCGAATAGCTCAGCGGTAGCAGCGTCTGCTTTACACGCAGAATGTCGGGGGTTCGAATCCCTCTTCGCCCACTTATAAATACTTCAAAAACAGAAGTATAATGGAAAAACTTTATAAATCACTCTCTGATACTCAGGCAAGTCTTTTTCTTCTGTTTCAAAAGACTTGGGTTTATCATTGGCATATTGTAGGTCCCGATTTTAAACAAATTCACGATTTGTTTGGGGAGCAGTATGTTGCTATTCAAGAAGAGGTTGATAGAATTTCTGAGCATATGCGATTTCTTCGTATTAAGCCAATTAGTTCTTTATCGAGAGTTGTAGAAGTATCTGGAGTTTCGGAAGCAAAATCTAATATTTCTGAAATGGAAATGATTCGTGATCTTCTTGAAGATCATAAAAAGATTGTTGAAATGCTTTCTTCAGCAGCAGTAGAAGCAGAAAACCAAAAATCAAGAGGTACTATTAATCTTCTTGATGATTTAAATGAAGCACACGGTAAATTTATTTGGATGTTAAGATCATTCACTGAGTAAAATGACTAAGTATCATATTCAACATATTCAAAACATTGGTGATGCTGATAAAATAATTTTTTATCAGGGAAATAACCATTGGACAACCGAACACGAACACAGAAAAATTTATAACAAAAAAGCAGATGCAACTGCTGAATTGTATGATTTTGGTGGGAATGTAATTAAAGACACTGACTATACGCTATAATTTAAATACAATGGAAAATTTAAGAATCAGATGCCGCTCCTGTGGTAGGGAGTTAGAAGGGCATCCTACGAAAACTGTGACCTGTGGTTGTCCAAATATGGCGACCATTCGTGGAGGAGTCATTTCTGCAGTTGACTTATCCAATATAGTTATGCTAAACTCTTATAGTCATAAATCAAAGTCTAGTATTCTTACTAACGAAGATCTTGCTTTCCAGGAAGCAAGACGCCAGCGTAAAGTAAAGCGTTTAGATTTTGAAGTCCGTTGAGGACTCATTTTGGAAGATTGGCCGAGTGGTTGATGGCGATAGTCTTGAAAACTATTAACGTTAGTAGCGTTCCAGGGTTCGAATCCCTGATCTTCCTTGTTACAAATATTACAAAATTTTAGATTTTTTTAATCTATATTTTTGTATCAACACAAACTTGACATAGTAAAAATACTTACTAGAATAACTAGTAGTATTCAGCAAAAACCTTTATGGATCAGCACACCTATGATAACTGGGTGAAGATCAAGGAGACTTTTGAATCTTCTGGGAACACAGGTAATATGTTCTACAAAAGAGCAGTTGAAATTGTGAAAACCAAGAGAGATCCTCTCGCAAAGTTTCTTGGGGACGAGAAATGATGCACGAACAAGAAGAATTTATTACACGTTCTGAAGTTCAGGAGATGATTGATGCTGCTATCAGAAGACACAACCGTAATGCTTCTATCATTAGTATGTGCGTCGGTTGGGTGGTTCTTGCTTTATTTGCTGAGGGACTTTTAAGACTTATTGGTGTAATTCCACCTTTACTTCCATTTCTCAAGATTACTTTGAACTAATGGCAACAATTACAGAAGAAGATTTACAAAAATTAAACCGAAGAGTTTTTCAACAAAAAATGAAAGAACTCTTCGAAGAACCATCTACTTATGAGGATGAAGAAGATGATTAAAACAATAATATCAGCAATTCTTCTTTTTTCCTCCATCGGACTTTTTATACATTGGGGACTTACACACGCTTATTCAGAGGTTTTATGAGAGTAGGATTAATTGGTCTAGGTAGAATGGGCGAAGGCATGTCACGCCGCATGATGAAAGCAGGTATTGAAGTTTGGGGTTATCGTAGGAATTATGAAAAAGCAAACGAAGCATACGAAAACGGATATGTTAACGGTGTTACAACTTCTATACAAAGCCTTGTTCAAGTAGTCAAACAAAATAATAAAGGTGGAACACGACCAGGAATCTTTCAAATGGTTGTGCCTGCCGAAACCGTAGAGGAGACGATTAATGAGTTACTACGATATTGTGGTGAAGGAGATATTATTATTGATCATGGCAATAGCAATTTTAAGGACAGTCGGAAGAGAGCAGAACGTCTGGCAAAATTGGGTATCCAATATATTGATTGTGGCACTAGCGGTGGTGTTTACGGCTTGGATCGTGGATACTGTCTTATGGTTGGTGGCGGAAATACTGCGGTCGCCACTTGTGCAAGCATTTTTGATGCCCTTGCCCCAGGAATCGCCGCTGCCCAGAGGACTCAGTTTGACTCGGATGTAACTTCCGCTGAGTTTGGTTGGTTACATTGTGGTGGTCCAGGTGCAGGACACTTTGTAAAGATGGTTCATAATGGTATTGAATACGGTATTATGCAAGCATATGCCGAAGGATTTAACATCATCAAAAATGCGAATGCAGGTGCCCAGTATGTCAGAGAAGGAGACGCAGAGGTTGCCCCAATGGCAGACCCTGAATCCTATTGCTATGATATTGACGTTGCTGAGGTTGCTGAGCTATGGCGTCGTGGTAGTGTGGTTGGGTCTTGGTTACTCGATCTTACTGCTGATGTGTTACGCAGGGATGGTAGCCTTAAACAGTTCTCTGGAGGCGTATCCGACAGCGGTGAGGGTCGTTGGACTGTTTCTGCCGCTGTGGATATGTTTGGAGGTCATCATGTTAGGTAAAGCACTTATTTTTGTTGCTATTCCTTTTGTATTGTCTACACTCTATTTCGGAACACGAGGAGGATACTATGATTCCGAAGACTATAAAGGAAATGGAACCGCACATTAAGCAAAGATATTTTTTTGCATTATCTGCTTTTTCCAGGATGTATGGAGTAAGGACCACTGCTAGTGATATACATATTAAACAGTTTTGTATTGAGTGGTCTTATTGGGATGTCCATGCACCTCTGAGCGGTCTTGATCAAGTCGATCAATACTTTCATTATGAATATAAGAATTGGAGGGGAGTATGATTTTTCACATTGTAGAGGTACTTGCTGCAAGTCCAGTCTGGTTGGGACTTTGTGGGGCAGGCTTGACAGTTGCCCCGATTATGGGTATAATGCTTATACACCGAAATAAATAACGGTGTGACGGGGTGTAGCGCAGTTTGGTAGCGCATCCGCTTTGGGAGCGGGAGGTCGTAGGTTCGAATCCTATCACCCCGATTGCCAGTTACTTCACTGGCACACTTGACACAAAAGTCTTAAACCCTTATAATACTAAGGCAACAATTCAAAACAATGTCTCTGATTCAAAAGTTCAAAAAGGATGTTAGCACTCTTCGCTCTGCTGCTAACGGGGAATTCTACCTTGACGTAAAGAGTCCGAAACTTTATAAAAAGGTGCGCCGCTTCTACGAAAATGAAGGCGTCGTGTTTTCAGGAGACCCCCTTGACGACTACGAAATGCTTATGGAGTATGTCGCCAGTGATCTTGAAGTAGTTGAAGCATGAACAAGGTTCTCCTGGAACGTGAAGGATATCGCTTTGTTGAGGCAGGTATCCTTGAGATAAACGGCAAACCCGATTATCGTATGCAAAAGCAAAACTACTATACCAAACGCTGGAACGATATCTATCTTTTTGATAACGTTCTTCAATGTTCTACCGCTATGGAAGACATTGAGTATGCTAAATGGTTGGATCCTGATAGAGTTCCTTGTTATGTAAGAGACGATGAAGAAGACACGGATGGTCTATAACAGCACTGGTCGGTGATGAATCCCCCTTATGTCTAAAACAAGTATCCTGAGATACATTGGCAACTTTCTCCTCTTACTTGGTTATCAAATCATGTTATGGGGAGATTTTAAAAACGGTTTGATCATTAAGTTTATTGGAGGACTACTCGGTATTCCTTTTGCTATCAAACTCAAACTTTGGGATGTGCTATTTTTAATCGCATTCTTTGGTATCACCGAAATATCAAAGTTAACCCAACTTTTCTTGGTTTCGTAAAACCAAGTGGTGGAGTCAAAATGACCCTGTTATGAGTTTCCAATCTCTCTCAAGGATTGGTGGTGCGGATGGGACTCTCTCCCGCCTAGTTTCTTGCTTCTAGTCAAAGAGCAAGTGGCGAGCCTGCAATACTGAGCAAGAGAGGTTGCATAAACCTCTCTTTTTTAGTATAATGATAAAAAGTATTTGCTTTATGAAGGTTGCATTAATCACTGGTATTACAGGACAAGATGGATCATATCTTGCTGAACTTCTTTTGGAAAAAGGTTATGAAGTTCATGGTATTATTCGTCGTTCTTCGTTAATTAATACTCATCGTATTGACCATTTGTATCAAAATGTTAAGTTACATTACGGAGACTTAACAGACTCTACTAATATAGTAAGAGTTATACAAAAAGTCCAACCTGATGAAATTTATAATCTTGGTGCTCAGAGTCACGTTAAAGTATCCTTTGAGATGCCTGAATACACTGCTGATGTGGATGGTGTGGGAACTCTCCGTATTCTTGAAGCAGTCCGTCTCTTGGGTATGGAAGACCGTGTACGCATCTATCAGGCATCTACAAGTGAACTCTATGGATTAGTTCAGGAAACCCCACAAAAGGAGACTACACCCTTCTATCCTCGCTCTCCATATGGTGTGGCAAAACTTTATGGGTATTGGATTACAAAGAATTATCGTGAGGCATATGGAATGTATGCTTGTACTGGTATTCTTTTTAATCATGAAAGTCCCCGTCGTGGTGAGACATTTGTTACCCGCAAGATTACTCAGGCACTTTCTAAGATTTCTGTTGGACTTCAAGATGTTCTTGAACTGGGCAATCTAAATGCAAAACGTGACTGGGGACATGCCAAAGATTTTGTGGAAGCAATGTGGTTGATGCTTCAGCAAGATGAACCAGAAGATTATGTGATTGCTACTGGAAAACAGTACTCTGTTCGTGAGTTTGTAGAAGAAGCAGCACCTTATTTTGGTATGCAAATTACATGGAGAGGTGAGGGATTGGATGAGATTGGATATGATATTTTCAGTGGAAAAGAGGTTATCCGAGTCAATCCTAAATATTTTCGACCTGCTGAAGTAGAAACCTTATTAGGTGATGCCACTAAGGCAAAGGAAAAACTAGGTTGGGAACCTAAGATTTCTTTTAAACAACTTGTTGAGGATATGTGCATTTATGGACAGTGATTCCAGAGTATTGGTTGCAGGTGCCAACGGAATGGTTGGTTTTGCAATTGTTAGGAACCTTGAGAGTAAAGGTTATACCAACATCATTAAGGGAACTCGTGATGATGTTGATTTTACAAATCAAGATGAAACGGAAAGATATTTTTGTTCAGAAGAACCTGAATATGTTTTTATTGCCGCTGCAAAGGTGGGTGGCATCATGGCAAACAATAACTATAAGGCAGAGTTTCTGACTGAAAATCTACAAATCCAAACCAATCTTATTCAACAGTCCTATAACTTTGGTATAAAGAAACTTTTGTTTCTTGGATCTTCATGTATCTACCCTAAGTTTGCCACTCAACCAATTACAGAAGATCAGTTAATGACTGGTCCTCTGGAACCAACTAATGATGCTTATGCGATTGCAAAAATCACTGGCATTATGATGTGTCAGGCATATCGGCAGCAGTATGGATTCAATGCCATCTCTTTGATGCCTACGAATCTTTATGGACCCAATGATAACTTTGATCTGGAAACCTCACACGTTCTTCCTGCAATGATCGCCAAGTTTCATGCTGCTCTGGATCATAGTAAGTATTGGGAAGTCAAACTCTGGGGAGATGGATCTGCAATGCGTGAGTTTCTACATGTTGATGATCTTGCAGAAGCGTGTTATGTCTGTATGCAAAATTATGAAGAATCTGGGCATATTAACGTTGGTACTGGTGAGGATGTAACTATTAAAGAACTTGCAGAAACAGTTGCTAATGTTGTTGGTTATGATCGTGAAATTAACTGGGACATAACAAAACCAAACGGAACTCCCCGCAAAGTAATGAACGTAGATCGAATTAAATCACTTGGATGGGAACCAAAGATTGGTCTTCGTGAAGGGATTGAAAAAACTTATCAATGGTATAAAGAAAATGCTTGCAAATGATGATTTAGGAAATCTGGGAAGACTTGGAAACCAGATGTTTCAATATACTGCATTGCGTGGTTTGGCACAAAGACACGGATATGAGTATTGCTTACCTCCAAGAGCAGTTGTAGCAACCAGAGATATTAACTGTGTAAACTCAGACATTACGATGTTCGAGTGCTTTAAGATTCCTGATGCTCCTAAGTATGTAACTAATTTTCCCAAAGTGATGGAAGCAAACTTTGGTCTTGATCAAAACCTTTGGGAAAACTGCCCAGATAATATCAGTCTATATGGATACTTTCAAACTGAAAAGTATTTCAAACATATTGAAAAACAGATTCGTGAAGCATTCACTTTTGCTGATGAAATTGCTCAACCAACAGAGGAGGCATTTAAGTCAAACTTTGATGATACTGAAGTAATTGCAATTCATCTTCGTAGAGGAGATTACTTAAAATATCCACATCATCCTGTTCAGACACTTGAGTATTACGCAGAAGGTTTAAGTCATATGCCAGAGAATATTCCCGTAATGATATTCTCTGATGGTATTGATTGGTGTAAAGAACAAGATATTTTTCAAGGTGATCGCTTTATTTTTGCAGAAGGAAATAGTACAGGAGTTGATCTTTGTTTGCAATCTCTTTGTACCTATCACATTATTGCCAATTCTTCATTCTCTTGGTGGGGTGCTTGGTTGGCAAAAAGTAAAAAAACTGTGGCACCTAGCATTTGGTTTGCTGGACCTGATGCATCCAAAGATTTGAGTGATCTTTATCTTCCAAACTGGATAGTGATATGAAAATATCAATAATTTTATGATTAATATATAAACTATTAAATAATTTTTTAAAATGGAAAAAATCAATTTTGAAATTAATATCCTATCAGAAGAAGATATAATAAAATTATATCAACTTCATGTCGATAAACCTGAAGAATATTATCGAAAGGCAAATGATGAATATCAAAAATTTTCTGATATTGAAAAGGCAGAATGGTTCCCAAAAGATTTTCCTCGTCTGGCATCTTTATTTGATTATAAAGAATGGGTTGAAAAGTATAATTTGAACACGGTTGATAAGTTACTATCTACTTGTGCAAGTGACCCAGAATTAAAATATATTAAGTGTAATGATATTACAGTCTGTGATTATACGATTGACAAAAAGTATGATCTTCATATCATAGATTTAGAAAATAAAGATTATGATATGATAATTTTTAATCAGACATTGGAACATTTATATAATCCTTTCGTTGCAATGAAAAATCTTTTTAATCATCTGAAACCAGGTGGTTATCTCTACACTACGGTTCCCACAATTAATATTCCGCACCAAGTTCCTTTTCATTTTTGGGGAATTACTCCAATTGGTTTGTGCGCATTAGGTTCTAGTGTGGGATTTAAAGTTCTTGAATGTGGATATTGGGGAAATCTCTCATATATTAATCATATATTTACGCATTTTGGGTGGCCAAATACGTCAGATGTTATGAAAGATGGATTAATTGAAAACGTTGATCATTGCCAATCGCAAACCTGGGTGTTACTTCAAAAATGAAAAACATGGAATCGAAACCTTGGGGTTCTTATACAAATCTTCTAGATGAAGAATATACTAAAGTTAAAAAGATTGTTATTAAACCTGGCGAATCGCCTAGTTATCAATATCACTTTAAGAGAAGTGAAGTTTGGATTATTGTCAAGGGTGAGGCGGAAGTTAAAATTGATGATGTTGTGATTAAACATAAGGTTGGTGATATCATTAAAATTCCAGTTGAAGCAGCACATCAGGTTACAAATATTGATAATGATGAACTAGTTTTTATTGAAGTTCAGTTAGGAACTTACTTTGGTGAAGATGACATTGTTAGATTGGAGGATAAGTATGGTAGAGTATAAGGTTCTTTTAACTACAAGTGGACTTGGTTCTAGACTTGGAAATCTAACTAAGTTCACAAATAAGAGTTTGGTTAGAGTTGGTGATAAGGCAGTCATCTCTCATATTATTGAAACCTATCCAAAAGATGTTGAGTTTGTTGTAACTCTGGGTCATTATGGGTCTCACGTTAAGCAGTATCTGACTCTTGCACATTCAGATCGTAAAATCACTTTTGTAGAAGTAGACAACTATACGGGTGAGGGAAGTAGTTTACTTTATTCAATCTCTTTGTGTGAGGAGCATTTGCAATGTCCATTTGTTTTTCATGCTTGTGATACACTGCTTCCAAAAAACTATATTTCCACCATTGACTTTTCATCAAATTGGTCAATAGGTGGAGTTGGAGATAACAGTCAATCGTATAGAACTCTTAATTGTTTAAATGAAAAAATATCATCTATCAATGAAAAGGGTGAGCAGAACTTTGATTATGTTTATGTTGGTGTCTCTGGTTTCAAAGACTATCAATCATTTTGGAATGCTTGTAAGAGTATTTTGAAGTCGGTAAAAACTAGTGACCTGAGTGACTGTCATGTTATTCGTAAGATGAATGACTTTTCAGTTGTTGCTATTGATGAATGGTATGATATTGGAAATATTGATGCACTCAAAAGAACTCGTTCAAAGATAAAGGGAACCATACAAGTTCTTGATAAAGAAGATGAAAATATTTTTGTGTTTAAAGACTTTGTAATTAAGTTTTTCCATAATAAAAAGATTTGCTACGATAGGGTTCTTAGAAGTAAAAGTTTACGTGGACTGACTCCTAATCTTTTAGACAGCACAGAAAATTTTTATAAGTATGAGTATGTTGTTGCAGACTTACTATCCGATACAGTAAACCGTATTAAGTTTTCGAAACTATTGAACTGGACAAAAGAAAACCTTTGGATTCCAAAAGAACAAGAAAACTTTTATGAAAATGCTTTATCTTTTTATAAAGATAAAACATTACTAAGAATTGAAAAATTTTTAGATAAGCATAATTTGTCTGATAAAGTTGAATATATTAATGGCATTGAAGTTCCTAAGATTAGGGATCTTGTATCTCAAATCAACTTTGAGGATATTATTGGGAAGGAACCAACTGGGTTTCATGGTGATTTTATTCTAGATAATATTCTAACATCAGAGTCATTTACATTAATTGATTGGAGACAAGACTTTAATGGTATAATTGATTCTGGTGATATGAACTATGATCTTGCTAAGTTGAATCATAACTTAGTTCTGAACCATGATATGTTATATCACAACTATTTTGAAATCGATTTTTCTAAGGGCATTACTTGTGATGTTCACGTGAAGAAGTCTTTAATTGATTGTAAAAGTATTCTCAAAACATTCTGTGATGAGAATGATATCAACTTCAATAGTATTGAAATACTTACATCATTAATATGGATTAACATGTCTCCACTTCATGAACATCCTCTTGATATGTTCTTATATTATTTTGGAAAGTATAACTTATTTCTAGCATTATCTAAATGATATTCCCAAAGTACTATATTGGACCGATGAGTAAAAATGTAGTTGACTGTGTGATTAAACATAGTCAAAAGCATCCTATTGGTTTGATACCATCAAGACGCCAAGTAGACTACTGTGGTGGTTATGTAAACAAGTGGGACACAAAAAGTTTTTCAAAATATTTTGCAAATAAAAAAGTATTATTGTGTAGGGATCATGGTGGACCTAAACAAGGTTTAGAACTTGATGACGGTATCGGATCATTTTTAGATGACTGTGATAATCTTGATCTGATTCACATTGATCCATTTAGGGACTCTGATACTATCAATGAAGCAGCAGAGAAGACCGTTCATTATATTAAGATGTGCTTCTCAAAAAATCCAAATGTTCTTTATGAAGTTGGAACTGAAGAAGCAATCTTTAAATATGAACCAGAACAACTCGGGTGGTTCTTGTCCCACCTAAAAGATTTTCTTAGTGAAGAAGAGTTTTCTAAAATTAAATATGCCGTTGTTCAGTCTGGAACACGCTTAGATTTATCAACAAGAACTAATACTGGTAACTTCAATAATAGTAGATTACTTAATTTTATTGATATTGTAAAAGAATTTGATTTGATGAGTAAAGAACATAATGGAGACTATTTAATCGATTCTTTTGATGTTGAGACTCGTTATGCTTCTGGTCTTGATGCTATTAATATTGCTCCTGAGTTTGGACAAATAGAGTCTGAGTTTTATTTGGAGCAGTGTAAGGGAACTTCTTTATTTGATGTTTTCTATGAAATATGCTATACTTCTGGAAAGTGGAAAAAATGGATTCCGGATGTAAATAGGGTATCCAAAGAGCAAATTATCATTACATGTGGTCATTATATTTTATCGGAAATTAATTTTGAAAAACAGATAAAAATACATTTTCCAAATGCCGATAAATTAATACGTAGCAGAATTACTTCTAAATTGAAATTGTTAAATGAGCAAACAAAAAACTATTGCATTTGATCTAGACGATGTTATTTGTTTTAGACCAAATGGATATGAGCATCTGGGACCGGAAAAATATTCATATTGTGAACCATATGAGGAAACAATAGAACTAATCAATTCTCTTTATGATGATGAATATAAAATTGTCATTTATACTGCAAGGGGAATGAGTCAGTTTGCTGGTGATATTATTGAGATTTATAGTAAGTTATATAATCAGACTAATGATCAACTTAAATCTTGGGGAGTAAAATATCATCAACTTATTATGGGTAAAATACATTATGATGTTTTGATTGATGATAAGGCACTAAATTCTCATAAAATAGACAAGCAAAGTATTACTAATTTTTTAAAATGAAATATGATATTATTATTTCAATAAATGTTCATGAAAAACCTGAATATTTAATGAATCAAATAAAAAATATTAACGATTATGTTTCTTTAAAAAAGAAAATAATACTTAACTGTAATGATTTTATGTTTGATCAGATGATCGGTCAAAACATACCAGACGTTGAAGTTTTTCCAGAAGCATTAAATAAAAAACCATTTCACGGGTCACTAATGCATGGTATTGCTTGTAATATGTCTCATGCTTTGAACAATTATGACTTTGATTATTTCTTAGTCATGTCATCAAGAGAATTTTTCTGCAATAAATTAGACTCTACTGCACAAATACTAGATCATATTATTGATGAAAAAAATTCCAAAACAAGTAAAGTTGATTTTGGAGAACCAAATTTTTATCCTGCCGGTAATTACTGCAAAAAAAGAGGTAACTTTCACGTTGAATGGTTTGAGCATTCAAAACTTCCAGAAAGAGTTTTATTGGAAGGTGATGCGGTAAATATGTGGTGGTGGCCAAAGTTCAGTCAAACACAATTGTATCAATATCTTGAACAAAACAATATGAGCTTTGCACACTCTATGCATGAGGGATTGTGTTTTGGTATAGATACCTGTGAAAGTATTATAAGTTTCTTCGGTGATAACCAAGATATTATGAATGAATTGTTTGTGTTTGATGGGTGCGTGGAGGAGTTTGCTTTGCAGTCTCTTGCTAGCAATTATGGGGGATTTTATTATATTGGTAATGGGTGTGATACTAAATCTTTAGAAGAAGTTAATCCAAATAAATTTACATACAAAAGAAAAAGATGAAAATATACTGTATTGAAGAAGCTGGAAAAGGATGGATTGGACATTGGTTTTGGTATATGGTTGGTGCTCTTAATAAAATACCAGAATTTGGAAAAGAAAAAATCAAATTGTGCTTCTTGGATGAAAACTGGACTCCATATCAGTTAGAAACTTTTGAAATTCTTAAAGATAAAATAGAAGTGGTCCCATATACTACGGACCACATTTACGTCGAACATCATCATCCACGTCATTCTCAAAATGGTGTGGAAGTTTCTCATATTGATCCTTCTGTGTGGATTTTTGTAAAAGATCTTTTCCTGTCATCAATTGATGACACTAAAATTGAAGGTTATGATAGGATTTATATTCGCAGGAATTTATCACATTTATCTCAGGGAAATATAGGAGATAATTATATTCGTAGAAGACAAATTGTAAATGAAGATGAATTGGTAGAGAGAATTAAAGAATTTGATTTTAAAATCATAAATCTTGAAGATTATCATACAAGAGATAAAATACGAATCTTTCACAATGCTTCAGTAATACTTGGACCAAATGGTGGCGGAATGTGTTTTACATTCGTGGCACAACCCAAAACAAAATATATTGAAATTCTTCCATCGAATCCACATCAATATATTGATATGTACAGAGATATGTGTAGGGAGTTTGATTTAGAATTTCATCGTTTTCAAGATGTTTTAAAAGAAGATAGTCTTGATAATATGACTGTTAATATTGATTCTTTAATTTTATACCTTAAAAGTATTCTTTAATCCAATGAATGAAATAACCTTAGCAATACCTTTCTATAATACATCTCATTACTTTAAAGAGGCAGTTGAGATTGCACTAGGCAATGACTTTGTAAAAGAAGTGGTTGTAAATGATGACTGCTCCTCTGTGGAAGAATGGGAAAATCTTAATGAAATTGTCGCTACTTTGAATACTAATAAAATAAAGTTATTCAGAAATGAAATTAATCTTGGTGGATTTAGAAACAAGTATACTGCCGTTAAAAACTCAACTTGCGAGTGGGTTTATCTTTTAGATAGTGATAATCATCCTGCGGAAACTACGTTAGAAATTATTCAATCCATAGAAAATCCAGATCCAGATATTTGTTATATTCCCCAACGTTTACTTTTATATAAGGATGATGGATATCGTAATGAAGTTTTTTATAACTTCAAGTATGAAAAAATAGGTATTGATGAAGCGCAAGATGCTCTTCTAAAAAGAACAAAATGGTTTGATTGGTTTTTGAATACTGGGAACTTTGTATTCAATCGTGAAAAGTATCTTGAAAAATTACAGTCTGGTTTTGATGACAAAGATGAACCGGTTTATGCTTGTAGTATTGCTTTTTCATATCACTGGATGAGTAAGGGTGGATATTATAAAGTCACTCCAGATATGGAATACTACCATAGACTTCGTAATGATAGTTATTGGAACGCTTGTGGAGGAAATTCAGATCTTTCCGCACAATATTATCACCAAAAAATTATAGATCTATCATGATTACTGTTGCCATACCTTACTATAATAATGAAAAATACTTAGAAAAAGTTTTGGAATTGTTACTAAGTTCCGATTTTGTATCTGAGATTATCATTCATGATGATTTTTCTGATCATCAGATTGAGTCTAATGATCCTAAAATTAAAGTTTATAGGAATGATGTAAATCTTGGAGCATTTAAAAATAAGTATCTTGCTGTTTCCAAATCAACCAATGAATGGGTTTATCTTTTGGATAGTGATAACTATTTCTTTGATAATTCTTTAGATGTTGTAAAAAACATTACACCAAAAAGAGGAAGATACTATTCTCCTTCACAACTTCATTTGGTTGATGATGGACTAGATCCTAAACTGAATGGGAAAATTATTAAGTATGAATTTGGAGTTGATCTTATCGATTCCAATAATGCAAAAAAATTATTAACTTCCGAGTTTGGGGAAAAATTTTGTTGGTTAATTAATACTGGAAACTTTTTTGTTCATCGTGACGATTACATTGAAACTATGAAAGAAGTTTTTGAAGATTCAAACTATCCATATTTTGAGGCAGATGCAATTGTTTTTTGTTATAATTGGTTAAAGAGTGGTAATATTATTGAAATTGTTAAAGAACTGCGCTATAATCATACGGTAAGAAGTAATAGTTATTCGCATTCTGTTGGGAATAAAAATGCAGAATCTTTAAACTACCATAAAAATTTAATTGCACAGTTATGATTAGAATTGCTGAAGTACCTCAAGAGTTTCTTCCAAAAATGCCTGTTCAGTATCCCCCTCATCAAGGATACAATCCTATGATTGAAGAGAGAGCATATTCATTTTTTGCAACTCAAAAAAACCTAGAATCTGATTATATTTACATCCCAATTCAATGGACATCCTGGCACGTAAATCCTGGCGGTGAGTATGGGCAAAATACTCAACCATTAATTGATTATTGTAATCAACTTATTGAAAAGTATCCAAATGAAAAGTTTTTTACTGTTGTGCAATATGATGGTGGGACATTAATTCCAATTGATAACTGCACTATTTTTGCATCTTCTGGAGACTTCAGTTCTCCTGTTGGTAAAAATTCTTCTTATCAACCCATTCCTCTTCTTTGCGATCCTCACGGAGGTGCTCCAAGAGAAGTCAGAGAGTATAAAGTTGGATATGCTGGTAGAGACACGCATCCACTCAGAGTGAGAATGAATGAACTTCTATCACATTTACCTCAGTATAAGTTTGCGGTCAACTTAGATCACAACCAAACTGAGGTCTTTCGTGACGTTCTATATAATTCAGTATTTGCACTTTCTCCTAGAGGATTTGGACCTGCTTCATTCCGAATGTATGAAGCAATACAAATGCAATGCGTTCCCATTTATATTAGTGATGAGTTTTGGATCCCCTTTACAAAATATATCGAATGGGATAAGATGTGTTTATTGATCAAACAGGATGAAATTGAGACTATTCCAGAAAAAGTTGATGCTTTATTGGAAAGTGGAGAATATCAAAATATGATTGATTATGGACAAGAGATGTATGAAAAACATTTGACCTGGGATGGTTGCCTTAACACGATTGCGAGGATTGTATGCTGATTAATTTTACAAATTTGCGTAAAAAATATAACATGAATATCAAAGGGATTATTCATGTTGGTGCTCACTATGGAGAAGAAATTCAAGAGTATGTAGATAATGGTATTCAAAATATTACTGTATTTGAGCCACTATCTGATAACTTTAATACCTTATCTGAAAGACTACAAAAGGTCAATGCAGATATACAGGGATATCAGGTTGCTCTTGGTAGTAAGAAAGGAACTGCTACAATGTATCTCAGTAGCAATGATGCGCAAAGTAGTTCTATCTTAAAACCAAAAGAACATTTAGAACATCATCCAGATGTATCTTTTGGTGGAACCGAAGAAGTTGAGGTTGATACTCTTGATGCATTTGATATTGGAGAATCAAACTTTATCAATATTGATGTTCAAGGATATGAATTGGAAGTTTTTAAGGGTAGTCAAAAAACTCTTGAACAAATTGATTATGTTTATTGTGAAGTCAATCGTGGGGAAATGTATGAAGGAAATCCTATGGTTGAAGAATTGGATGAGTTTTTAGGTGAGTATGGATTTGAAAGAGTCGAAACTCATTGGCCAGAGACCTGGTATAAATGGGGTGATGCACTTTATATTAAAAAGAAATGAAAATTTGTATTTTAACCATTGCCACAAACAAATACATACAGTTTGTTGAACGTCTTCTTGATAATATTGAGGAGAACTTTCTTAATGAACATGAAATTGAATGTCTTCTTTTCACAGATCATGAAGTAGAAGCGTCTGATAATGTAAGAGTTTGTCAGATTGGCCATGAACCTTGGCCAATGCCTACTTTGAAGAGATACAATTACTTTGTAAAAGAAAAAGAGTTTATATCCCAGTTTGATTATTGCTACTATTTTGATGTTGATATGGGTCTGGTGGATAAGGTTGGTGATGAGGTTCTGAGCGATCTGGTTGCCACTCAGCACCCCTACCAGTCCTTCTATCCGAAGGAGCAGAGGTCATATGATAGAAATCCACAATCGCTGGCATACGTGCCTGTGGGTGAAGAAGGGGAGCATTATTATGCTGGTGGATTTAACGGTGGATCTACCAAAAAGTTTCTTGAAATGGCAGAGGTTCTTGCAGACCGTGTAACCAAAGACCTTGAGAAAGGAGTCATTGCTCTTTGGCACGACGAGTCTCAAATGAACCGTTACCTGATTGATAACCCACCTACACTTAGTCTGACTCCATCTTATTGCTTTGCGGAAGAACAGATGGAAAATCCAGATTATCCATTTTCCCCTAAAATTATTGCTTTGAAGAAAAATCACAATGAACTTAGATCTTAGAGAAATTCCTGCTGTTTATATGAATCTTGAACAGCACGTTGAAAAAAATCAGAATATGCAAAAGATTCTTAAAGAATGTGGGTTTAAGACTATCATCCGTGTTGAAGGTGTTCCTCGCCCTGATCGTCCTGTTGCTGGATGTTCTCTGGCTCATCTTAAAGGATTGCAAGAAATTGATCCCCCTTTTATCCTTTTTGAAGATGATTGTATGATTAAAAACTTCCGCCAAGAGATTGAAGTTCCTGACGATGCTGATGCAGTTTATCTTGGTATTTCATCTTGGGGAAGAATGAATGCACACTCTGGACCTTATGTGCAATATGAACATATTAATGATGATCTTTATCGGACATATAATATGCTTGGTGGGCACTCTATCTTGTATCTAACCAATGAATATGTTAGAATGTGCCAGAGAGTGTGTCATCACGCTGGATATATAATCGAAGATTATCAAGACATTGGATTTGCTGAAATTCAGCGTTGGTTCAATGTTTATACCTTTGATGATCCATTTTTCTATCAAACAAGTGGATATCACGGAACTGTGAACCCACTTACAAGCTATCCTACTGAGGAATGCTTTAACTATAATAAGAATTATTTTTTACCTGAGAGAGTTGTATGACTAAATCACTAGTTACTGGTGGTGCTGGATTTATTGGTTCTAACCTTGTTGACCGTTTGCTTGAACTTGGGCACGAGGTTGTTGTAATTGATAATGAGTATTCTGACGCTCATGATCATTTTTACTGGAATGATAAGGCACAAAACTATAAGTATGATATTCGGGACTACCAAAATACACGTTCACTCTATGATGGTGTAGACTATGTGTTTCATATTGCAGCAGAGGCACGTATTCAACCTGCTATTGAAAATCCCATTGAAGCAGTCAGCATCAACTCTGTTGGTACTGTGACTGTTCTTCAATGTGCTCGTGAGGCAGGTGTCAAGCGTGTGATGTATTCCTCCACATCTTCTGGATATGGACTAAACCAAACACCTAATATTGAAACTCAATCTGATGACTGCCTGAATCCTTATTCAGTTTCAAAGGTGAACGGTGAGAAACTGTGTAAGATGTATACTGAACTGTTTGGTCTTCAAACAGTTTGTTTCCGTTACTTTAATGTTTATGGGGAGCGTCAACCGCTGCGTGGACAGTATGCTCCTGTGATCGGTATTTTCCTTCGTCAGAGGGCAGCAGGAGAACCTCTGACCATCGTTGGTGATGGAAACCAACGCCGTGACTTTACTTACGTTGGAGACGTTGTAAAAGCAAATATTATGGCAGCAATCTCAAATCCAGATCCAGAAGCATTTGGACAGGTATATAATGTTGGAACTGGAAATAATTACTCTGTTAATCAGATTGCACGAATGTTTAACCATGAAACAGTAAACATTGCTCCTCGTCCTGGTGAAGCGAGGGTTAGTCTTGCAAACAATCAAAAACTTCGTAAGACATTTGGTTGGGAACCTACTATGAAACTTGAAGATTGGCTTGCATCACATTTATGATTCATATTTTTACTTCTGTTGTTAATAGACCTGACTTTGTTGAACTTCAAAATAAACTTTTTCAAAAATTTTTGAAGAACGAATATCAGTTTCATATTATTGATGATTCACTGGTTGAATCTATTGAATCACAATTTCAATCCATCTGTTTCGAAAATGGATTGAAGTATTATAAAAAACCTTCCAGATCAGTTGCTATGAATCCAGCACAAGCTTGTGCTGATACTGTTCAGTGGACTTATGATAATATCATTTGTAAGAATCATAGTGGTGATATTGTATTCTTTTTAGACTCTGATATGTTTCTCATCGATGAGTTTGACCTCGTAGAGTATATGAAAGATACTATTATTTCTGGTCTTCCGCAAGTGAGAGGTCACATCACTTATATGTGGAATGGTATTATGTTCTTTAATATGCCCAAAATTGAAGATAAAAATATTGATTTTTCTGATGGTGTTGTTGAAGGACATATGACTGATGTTGGTGGTATGACTTACTGGTATTTTAAAAAGAATTCAATCCAAATGAAGGAAACTGATGTTCAGTATCCAACTCATTACAATGAGATTGATTTGCAGAAAGATTCTGGTGGGTATAATATGGAACTTCACTTAGACGGTAAGTTTCTTCATTATCGTGCCGCAACTAATTGGCATTCAAATTGGAGAGGATTTGATGATCCTCTGGTTGGTAAAACCAAAGTATTCAAACAAATTATGGAAAGCATTCTTTCTGAATAATGGATAAAAATAAATCAGTGCATAAACTTAAAGGTCTTCCACCAATTTACTGTATTAATCTGGACGAAAAACCAGATCGGTGGAAGTTTATGGAAGACCAATTTAAGTATTGGGAAATTGAAAACTATGAACGCATCTCTGCCTATGATGGTAGAGGTGATAGGGATCTTGGTGACATTCTAAAAGGACGCTATCCAGATATGATGACATCTGGTGAAGTTGGGTGTGTGACTTCACATCTCAAAGCAATGAAGCATTGGTTGGAAACTTCCGATGCTCCTTGTGCATTGATGATGGAGGATGATTGTGATATCAGTACAGTCACTCACTGGGGATTTTCTTGGAAAGATTTTTATGCAAAAGTTCCTTATGACTATGATGTAATTCAATTAGCAATTATTAATCCCGCATCAGTTCACGTTCAGATGCATAAAAGATTTGTTAATGATTTTTCCACAGCTTGTTATATGATCACTCGTCATCACGCCGAGAAACTGATTCGTCTCCATTGTCGTGATGATAAGTATAAACTAGATCAGGGAGTCAAACCTCGTGCCGTTGCAGATGATTTGATCTATAATTCTGGCAATACTTTTGCTATTCCTCTGTTCTTATATAAAATTGATCTAGGATCTGATATTCACGATATTCACGTTGATGTTTTTCATCGCAGTAGTCACGATGGACTGTGGCAATTTTGGAGAAATGAATCCTCAGATATTAAAGATTGGAATCAGTTTTTTGATTATAATCCTTATCTTGGGAGACTTCCTCCTGGATTAGAAGATAAACAGTAAGCATTTATACATATCATTTTGTAAGGGGGCTTGACGCCCCTTTATTTTTGCTATATAATTGTGTAACAATTCTTAACGAATTAACAATGACTGTAACTACTAATGAACTTGGGCAACAAAATATGTTTGCCAAAGAACCTGTGATGTATTATGAGAACTATGGGCAACTGACTCCCAATATGGTAAAGGAGAGAACTAATGGACGCTGGGCTATGGTCGGTTTTGTTGCTGGGATCATTTCTTATGTTAGCACTGGCAACTTCTTCTTCGGCATCTTCTGACAATTGATTGACAATGACCGAACTTTTATTTACAATGACTTCTGTTGCCTTCTTCATATTGTTGGCAGCATCCGTAGAAAAACTTTGTGAAACTTACTAATGGCAACTTATAACGTTACTCTTCAATCCCCTGACGGCACCGAACAAACTATTCAGTGCCCTGATGACCAATACATCCTTGAAGCAGCAGAAGAAGCAGGAGTAGATCTCCCTTCATCGTGTAAAGCAGGTGCTTGTTCTGCTTGTGCCGGTAAACTGATCAGCGGCACTGTGAATAACGAAGAACAATCTTTCCTAGATGATGATCAACTTGCAGAAGGTTGGGTGCTCACCTGTGTTGCTTATCCTACCAGCGACTGTGTGATCCTCACTGAGCAGGAAGAAAACCTGTGAGTGCTGGAATGCTTGGGCAATTTGCGATTGCTCTTGAAACACTTGGATGGGATAAAGATGATGACATCTCAGTTGAGATTGGTGGAGTTGCAGTAACAGGAACTGCCACCCACCCAGATGCAAATCCAAAATGGGCAAAACCATTTGGAACCGTATCTTATCAAAATGATGCTTTTATTGTAATTAAAAACAAATCAAGGAACCCAGTTGTTCCTTCACAACCAAATCCTGAACTTAAACAACACCATTCTTATCAAGGAGAAAACAAATGAGCAAAATTTTTACTGAAAAAGCAGAACGTATTAATGGTTGGTTCGCAATGATTGGTTTCGTTGCTGCTGCTGGTTCTTATCTGGTCACTGGTCAAATTATTCCTGGCGTGTTCTGATGGAGGTTAAAATGCGTAAAGAACAATATGAAGTTCCTCAGGTACAATTTGTATTTCGCGAGAATGGGGAATTCGTAACTCGTACTACTTCAGAACTCTTTGATGGAAAGCGTGTGGTCTTGTTTAGCCTGCCTGGTGCTTTCACTCCTACTTGCAGTGCCTATCAGCTTCCTGGATTCGAAGAGAAATTTGACGACTTTGTTGGTAGTGGCATCGACGCTATTTACTGCATCTCTGTTAATGATGGGTTT